CATAACCGTTCTCCTGCTTGTGAGGCAGACATCTCTGGCTTCGACTGGTCCGTTCAGGACTGGGAGTTGTGGGCCGACGTTGAAATGCGCATATCCCTTTTTAAGGGGATATGTGATGAGACGGCGAATGCCATGCGAACCCGGTTCTACTGCTTTATGAACTCCGTCTTCCAACTGTCCAACGGAACTCTGATTGAGCAAGGCCTCCCAGGTCTTATGAAATCAGGATCCTATTGCACATCATCAACTAATTCACGAGTGCGTTGTCTTATGGCTAGCCTCATTGGAGCTGATTGGTGTATTGCGATGGGTGATGATTCTGTTGAGGCATATATTCAAGACGCCCGAGCGAAGTATGGAGCGCTGGGGCACACTTGCAAGGATTACGTCCCTTGCAGTGTTGGTCCAGATGGCACACTTGAGAGCTTCAACTTTTGTTCGCATTTTATTGCTGAACGAGAGTTTCACCTCACGTCGTGGCCGAAAACTTTGTTCCGGTTCCTCTGTGACGGGGAGAGTTCGTATGATGAATTGCATGCAGAGTTACATTCTTGCCCAGCTTGGCCGAGAATTGTAGCATATCTCCGTCTGGTTGGGAAACTCCCAGACAAAACTTACTGTGGAAAGCCAAGCAGAACCCATGGCGACCCGGCTAAGCAAGAAGCAACTGGCGACTTTAATAGCTGCGACTCGCAACGTGAGCGTTACCAACAACCCCTCGACTTCACAGAAGAGGCGGCGGCGACGCAGGCGAAACAAGGGTTCCACCAACCTCATGAACACCGTGACGGTGCCAGCTGCTATGAGTGTTACTCAGCGGCGAGTGCTGCCGCGGCTTTCTGGTGGGGTCGGTGAAATGACGGTCTCTCATACGGAGATAGTCACCACCATTGGTGTGTCGAGTACTTTCAATGCTCAGACGTACCGTCTTATTCCCTCTTTCCCGAGCTGGTTGTCCGGCCTGTCGCGTTGCTTTTCTAAGTACCGATGGCTGCGGCTGCGTGCAGTGTATATCCCGTCGTGCCCTTCGACTACATCTGGAGCAATCCATATGGCGTTGCGGTATGATGAGACTGACACTACCGT